TGTCCAGATAGAGGCTTGATGGAATAACCTTCGGGCAATTCAGTCGGCACTTTTTCCGGCAACTGCACCAGAATCTCTTTCGGGTTACTGCCGCCTGGGAGGTTTAGGGATTCTTCGTTGCCGTATTTGGTTGCATTATGTATACGCTCTGGCTCTCTTTTCTCCAAATATTCGTCAACATACATTCTTCGTCTAAGTCCACTCAGACCCTCCCATTCATCGCCAGATATTGCGAAAAATTCTTTCGCTGATGCCTCATCCATACCATCTTCCTGTAAGGTTGGCTTTGCAACCGGCCCACCCTTAACAGTCTCATCCAGCTCTATCGGGTTCCACATTGAAACCACTTCTTCCTTTGTAAGCGTACCTGGGGCTTGTTCTAACGCCTGTAACAGCCCTGTTTCCTTCGCCTCTTTCGTTGCACCGGGTTCTTTTTTAAGGTGTGCCAGGTATTGCCCAGGCTGGCCTTTACCTGGGGCTGTGGTAAGGGCTTTACCAGAAGGAGAGTAAAAGCCCATCTTGTTACGCCCACCCATGCCCAACATCAGCAGCGGGGCTAACTGCTCGTCGGTCACCTCCGGTATGGACAGTGGGCCAAGGCCCAGGTTTTCAGAAGAACGGGAGATGGACTGCGCCATCTCGTTTGCGTGTGGGGCGATAAGTCCACCGGCCTGTACTGCTGCGTCCTGCATGAGTGGTGATAATGGGTTTAGCGCCCCTACCAGATGAGCTGGCTGACGGGTTTCCGCGAACGTGCCCATACCGGCCAGGAACTGTTCCCGTAAGCGATCTGGGAGCGACATCGCATACTGCCACAAACCACCTGGGCCAGGCATTGCCATCTATACAATTCCCAGTTTCGGGTACTTGAGCTCCCCCTTCCACGGGGAATCGCCTTCGGGTACTGCGTAACGGATCGACTGCACTGCATAGCGACATGCGCTGAGTAGATCGTCCCTTATAGGCTGAACCTTGCCTTCTTTTCGATGATACATTCTCAGCTCTTCAAAAAAATCCGTTTGGGTTGAAAAAACCTTAAAGCGGCCTGACTGCATTCGTTGCAGCATCTCCATCAGCCCGACCTCGATGCTGTTGCCGCCCTTCTTCTCACCCGTCGCCGGTGGATTCGTGAAGTGCTCTGGTAAAAGATTGACGCCATGCACTCGGTACTGCTCCGCGAGTCCAGGGTTACCCATTGAGTCGCGCCGATTGCCGTCATGCGGCCACGCGCATGGCACCCACGTCGGGCGCGTATTGATCGCGAGGGCGTGAACCTCGGGCGTCTTCTGCGACGCCCTGTAGGTGTCGTAGACGTAGATCACGTCGTCGTCCTTGTCCCAGGCTATAGCGCAATATGCTGTTGGATGCTGCCAACCGAAGTCCAGGCCGGCTATGCGGAAATAGCTCTCCGGTATAACAAACGGCTCACAGATCAGTTTTTCTTCGGGAACGGGGAAGACTAGACCCGAGCCTAGACTCGGGCGCCCGTACTTTCGCATCTCCCGTTCCATCGGTGGGTACGCCTCGAGGATTTGCGACATCGCCGCCTCGGTCAGATGACCCGGCGACTTCGTATTGATCGTCTCGATCTTCTCGCTGGCGTCGTCCCAGCTGCCGTGACAGAGTGCCTGACCTGGCCGCAGATTCGTGAAGAACTGCGCTGTGGTTTCTGACATACCGGATTCTGGCGTATATGTCATGTAGACCATGCCCTTTCGGTCTAGGGTTCTCGTCACCGCTTGGGTGTAGATTGTCCTTGGGGGTTCTTCGTCCAGCCATATCAGATCGACTGAGCGCCCCATCCAAATCTCGTTACCAGTGAGATACGCCTTAAAGTAGATATAACTACTGCCGCCAGATACGTGACGGATGATCGCCATCGCGACCGCATTTGGTACTCCTGGTTTTCGCTGGGTTTCAACAATGCAGCCCTTGGGGATCATCCCCGTACCGAGCGCGTTTGAGTCTCCAGGTGTGCCGAGCAGCTCCGCCTGGACGATGTCTCTTACAGTCTCTGTCGATATGCCGCCGCACCAGACCGTGACGGGTCCGTCAAAACGACGCCCTGAATACCAATCTGGGTAGAGGCCGGTTGCTGCTGCGGCTGCAATATATGCGCCCGTTCTGGTCTTGCCTACCCTGTTGCCTGCGCAGAGCACTGCCTGTGACGCCTCGGCAGTCGCGTCGATAAAGTTTTTTTGAAACGGGTACGGATCGTAAAGCTCGATCTGGTTGAACTTCTCGTGTTCCTGAATCGACTTGATCAGTTCGATTTCACGAGCGATGTCGTCTGGCGACATCCGCTCAACTGCGAGCGCCATTAGGGTTTTTTCTTGCGCTTTATCTTCTTGGTTAGATTCTGCGCAAAAATGTTAGCGTCCCATAGTGTCGGAAATTTCATATAATCTTGATTCCCCATCGCCTCCCGATACGCTTGATCTTCGGTGAGACGTTCTAGCCCTGGGGAGCGCCACCGGATTTGGGGGTACATAATGGCTTCCGTGTTTTTGCCTGGAGTGTATTGGTACGGGGGAATGCTGAGCAGCCCCAGCGGGTGTGACGCACTGTAGATTGTTTGCGGATTCCCAGTTTCCTTATCTTCCAGATACATCCGATTCATCACCGGACTTTTTGTCTGTGCCAAAGCTCGTAATAGCCACAAAGGCGGAGCTTTCCCAATGTCCATTCAATTCACAAATTCGCTTTTATTTCCTTTGTCGAAATTGATCTCTGCTTTTGCGACTTCGCCGGCGCGTAATTCTTCCAGCTCGCGGCGCATCTCGTCCGCTGATTTTTCCACGTTGACGGTTTCAACCTTCTCTGTCGGCTTGAGACCGGCGCGGTCGAGAATATCCCTGGTCGCTGAAAACCTCACCTGTTCCGACTCGCTTTGCAAAGCAAGGCTTTTGAGCTGTCGCAAGGCTTCAGGGACCAGAGACTTTATCTCCGCCCGAGTGCGTTTATCTATTTCGGCTTGATAACGGTTTTTGAGTTCATAGCCGCGTCGTCCGGCACCGTTTTCAGAGTAGCCGGCAGCGATTGCAGACTTAGTTGCATTGCCCGACGCAACGTAGCAGTCGATGAATTTTTCTTGCTGTGGACTTAGGACGAGATTGTATTTCATAGTTTCCTTATAAACGAAATTTCCCCCCGTAATTTGTGGAGACTATATTCATGCATGTTTCAAAAAAATAAAAGGGGGTGGGGGGGCCGCCCATAAACCGGCCATTTTTCTGCCCAAAGTGGGAAACCGGGGCCGATCACGGCCTGATCGATGCTGGCCCAAATTAGTCACCGAATCTCCGCTTTTTGTGGGCTGTGGCCCAAGCACCAACCGGCGCCAAGGCACAACTTTACATAATAGGGATTATGCGAAGAAAAAACCTGTTGGGGATCAATGACTTAACATTTCACCACTGTCGTCCCACGATCTGTGATCGGGACCAATCGGCCTCGATCTCCAATTGTGGGAAACCAGGACGATCTGACGGGGATTAGAACTTCACCAAAGTGGGATATTCGGACAAGCCTCGGACCCACGGCTGCGTGTGTGTGGGTGCTTATTACATTGTTTTTCAGCATAAGCTCTGCTGATGGTAACGTTATACAGGCAACATTCTAGGGCTGTCAAATATTCTCAGCTCGTTCATTCCAGCGATTTACAGCGTAACGAATTTCATAATCGTAAGCATCGATAGTGGTCTGCGCTTGTTTAAATTTGTTCTCGTGAAATCGCTTCCACCAGGCAACGCCAGTGATGAATGCCTTTTGCCCATCACTCAACGGATGATCAGCCTTTGCAACACGCAGCGCCAGCTCGGCGATCTGAATGTCAATGTCTCGAACGACACCGACCTCGATGTCTTCCTTCGACCGGACCGTATATGCGATCTGGCGCACCAGCTGCCCCCACAACTCACGTTGCAGCCCATAAATATATCGAGCGTACAGTGACACTGCGTGATCAACCTCGGACAGTACATCAGCGACTTCTTGGAATGTGATCTCGGGCTTGCCACCACTACCGCGATGCAATGTCGCACCCTTGGCGCTGAGCAACTTGAAATGTTCAAGACTTAACATCGAGCTCTCTTCTCACCAGGGCGCACCAGGTGGGTAACTTGAGGATCACCTGGTCGTGACCCAGGTCATCACGCAGCTCATGCACAGAACACATCGCTTGCCACTCACTGCGATCAAGGCGCCAGATCAGCACGGGCTTAGTGCCAGCCTTAACCGATTGCGTCACAGCTTGCTGCCACCATTCCTTGAGTCGGGGCGCCCTGGCTCGCTTACACTCGACGGACCAGCCAGGTATTCCTACCAGGTCAGCATGTCCCGCTTCGGCACTCTGCGCCATCCAGTTGCGCCTCACGTCGAGTTTCAGCTCATCCTTGAGAATGTGAGCCAGTTCGAGCTCGCCGCCCTTCCCCTTTGTTCGACTATTTGTCATTCTTAAATAACTTCCGATAGATATCAGCGTTGGGCGAGTACGATTCAGGATCAGGTTTTGAAGCCACACCTGAATCGACCCACATCTGAAAAGGCCAGCACGCCAGACGCTCGGACATGCAGCGTCCTCGATAGTGGCAATTTTGGTCACATGGCGCTGAGAGCTCCTGTACTGCCCCGTACAGCTTTTCCTCTGCGGAGTAGCACCTACCACAGCTAGTAACCCTTCCGGCCCGTAGAGCGCGTCCTGAGACCACACAGAGCTTTCCACAGCTACACTGGCAATGCCATAACGCCCCTTCGTGGGAGCTGCCGGCCATCTGCCAGACCGTCAGCTCTCCGTACACATTGTCTTCCTCCCAAATCAGTCCGCGTGGCATGGTTGTTCACGGTCTAGTGCATGTTCGGTCTCGGTGGGGCGGGATGGTGGCAGTGCATGGTCTCTTTCTTTAGAAGAGACCATACTGCCAACACCCCACCGGGTATCCATACTGAAGTCCTTAAACATGGTCTCTGCACGGTCTCTGCATGGTCTCAACGTCCACGAAGTCCGTTACTCCTGATCTCCTTGCACCACTCCTGAACAAGCTCTCCACGACTGACCCACTCGCGCAGATACTTGATTGCCACCGGCCTGGAGCATTTGAACTGATGCATGATCCAGGCACCTATCCAACGATCCGATTGCGGCGCCTTTGAGAACGGCACACCACGATCCCAGCGCACGGTCGCCTCGAGCACCGTCTCGTGCATCGCTGACGCTGGCAGCGTGTTCGCCTCCTCGATCTGTTCAGCGAGCTGCTCGCTACAATCGATCAGGAGACCGCTGACGCGGTCTCTGACGTATGTAGCGACATCACTCATACCGAAGTCGTTACTCTTCACCACAGCGCCGTGGATTAGGTCCAGCGGCCCTAACGGGGTGCCGAGCACCTGTTCGGTCATAATTCGGTCGTCTGCCATTGCCGGCCACAGCGCATAACTGAGCCTGGAACCATCAACCAGGGCGCTACTCCCCCGTATCGCCGCCCTGGCACTGGCGATGCCATCGATCTCTCCGCCCTTGCGCATGTGGTGCGACGTGAGGTGAGCTGACTTGGTCTCTGCGCACAGCTGCGACACACTTGACCAGTAGCACTGCCCCGCTGCTGGGTCATTCGCGTCAACCGCTGCCACCGCTTGCCAGGGGTCCATAAAGCTGCACAGAATCCCCATCTTGATCACGTTGTTGCAGAAGTCGTCCCAGGCCGCAGTCATCAAGTAATGTCCGCCGACGCACTCGAGCAACGGCCTCGTGCCGCCGGCGTCCGGTAACGGAACAATGAAGAGATTACCGATCAGCTTCTTGTGCTGATCGGGTGACATGATCAGATTCAGACGACGGTGGATCGCATTCTTCGAGTCCTCCGCTGTGACCATCAAGACCTTACCCTGTTGGGCAACCTTCCCGCCCATTGCCCACTGCCCAAAGGCGCCGGGGCCAGCTGCTATACGGATCGCCGCGTCGAGCATCAGGAAGCTCTTGCCCACTCCACCCATACTCGCTATCAGACCTGGGGTCACCGGCAGTACACCCTCGATGATCCAATCAATCGGTGGCGCCCAACCCTCGTAACGCTCAATGCCCCACCGTGAGTAGTCATGCACCAACGGTGCCGGCAGCACCTCCCGTTTAAGTTTAGAGTTGTAATAGTTATCCAGCTCGGCCACCCTTCGGTCCAGGTCAGGCATCAATCAGTCTCCTCAAGTCTTCGCTCGCGCCCTCAAAGATCACCCGCTCGTCGTCGCTTAGTGCGAGCTCTCCTTCGTTGAGCAGCTTCGCCGCTACCACATGCACCAGGATCGCCGCGTGCCTCGCGTTCTCAACGATGGCGCGGTAGTTGACTCGCTTTCGGCTGCTACCACGCACCGAGTTGATGTACTCATCCGGGGGGAACAGATCACTCATCGTGAGCCCAACCGCTTCGACTACGTCGGCTGCTCCGCAGCCGGCGAAGCAGTAGATGAGGAGCTGCCCGTGGTCGGTCTCGGTTACGGACAAGGACGGGCCTCGATCATCATGCGCTGGGCATCGCGCCTTGAACTTGCCGTCCCGCCCTTGCACCTTATCCAGGCGTGATAGCAAGGTATCAAGTTGAAGATTCATCGTCTCTTAAGGTCATCTAATTCAAAAAAATCCCACCCCCGAAGGGGTGGGTAAGCTAGAGGAGGAGATGCCCACGATTTACGCCTCGTGGGAGGCGGATTGTTCAAATACGTCAGGTCGAGCCAGGCGCAGAAACAGCAGCCGCGCCTTGGGGATACCTTTGCGGCGCCACTCACTGACCGAGGCTGATCTGATCTCACACAGGCGAGCTGTTGAGGTCGTGCCGCCGAGTCGGTCGATGATTTCTGATGCTGTTGGGTGTTTGGTTTTCATCTGGCGAGTGTAGGACAGCCTTGGTTTTTCCGCAAGTCCACCTTTGGTGTGTGCAATCTGGCATTGCCTATGGTAGGCTTGCCTTACTTAGACCAACCCAGGACAAAAACTATGGACACTTTTGAAAATAGACTTAGGGAATTTCTGCCGGGTTATCTTCTCAGGATCACCGGAATCAAGGCGGCGGAGCGAGGCTGGTGCGGACGTTACAGCGATGGCCATTCGGTCAGCCCAAAAAACGCGCACCGGAATCTGTGCCGGACCTCGGCCCTTCACGTGCGAACTGGCTGGGGCGGCAACTCGGCGG